CATTAGCACAGTCACCAACACTCATGCAGTTATTAGCTATAGCAGTATATCCTGTGAGATAGTGACAAATTAAGTCATTCCATTCAGGACTACTAAGGTCATAACCTGCTTCATATCCCATGACTAACACATTGTGAGAACAATTCTTATCACAAGAGTTGTCCTCAGTGTTCATAAGCTCATCTAGTCTGATAAAGAACTTATCAGCAATATCATCATAAGTAAACAAGCTTTTATCTAGAGGAACGATATTGACACCTCTAGAGCTGTACTGTCTTAACTCCACTGTAACTGTGTCTTGATTAATAGCTTTCCAATATGGATGTACTTGAATACAAGTGTAGCTACAGAGGGGTCTATTTAAGTCTATTGTATGGACTCTACAGCACTGCTCAATAGTTCCTCCTGCAACATCCCAACAAGTAATGTTACTTAGAAACCTAACAAAGTTACCCCAAATAGTGTCAAACTCAGATTGAGTAACCTGACTCATACAAGCACATCTGCTTTTAATGGTATCTAGTAACATATCTCACCTCTTAGGCTTTTGGAATGTGTACCATTGGGAATGGAACTTCACCGTCCAAAGCACCCATGATACGAGTGTATACACCTGCAGAACAGTTAGCTGACAATGGCATACCTGTCAATAGGATGTTTCTAGCATAGTTAGCTGAGTGAGCTACACCTGCATTTTCATAGATGTCACAAGCTACAAAGTTACAGTCTGAATCAGGTTCAAGAGTTGTACCTTGACGGATTTTATCTGCAGGAATGAGCAAGTCTTTGTAAACCATTGATACTTTAGTTACTGACAAGTCAATAATGTAAGCTTCAAATGTGTTGTTTACTTCCAAGTCTTTAGGTACATAGATGTCTTTAACAATAGGAATACCTTTGAATTTAAGAGTCACTGGTGTACCGTGGAAGCTACCAAAGTTACCTCTTTCCCAACCTGCAGGGAGTTTACCATTTTTACCTTCAACAACTACATCTGAAATAGCTGTGTGTCCTACTGGATGGACAAAGATAGCATAGTTAGTTGAAGTACCTTGGTTAAGTACATCAAGGATACATCCTGCTTGTGCAAATGCACCAAGGATGTCACCTGATTGAATAGGAGTAACTGCAGGATGTGACATTACTTCTGCGATACCGTGGAAAGGTCTCAAACCTTTACCTTGGTAGTTTACCAAACCTTGTGCAATAACACGTTGTGTACGGAAGGCAAATGAGAACCATGCAATGTATTGCAATGAAGCTTCATAAGTCATTCCTGCTCTTTGGAAGTAGTTAAGCAAGTCATTAGACTTGTACTTAAGAGCTGAGTTCATCATCTTGTCAAGAGTTGTTTCACAATCTTTCAAACAAAGTGAGAAGATTTTAGCTGAGTCAGCACAAGCTTGAATTTCAAACGGTGTGAAACAGCATCCTTGACCATCATCTGGGTCTGTTGTACCCCAGGTGTAAGTTTCAGTAACCCACTTACCTTTATTATTTTTAACAAAGGTAGCGATTGATGATTCTGCAATAGATTCAAGCATTGAAGCTACCATTGGTGATGTGATGTTAAAGTCACCCAATGATGGCAATGCTTTAGAGTAGTCTTTAGCAATTCCAAAAGGAAGCTTGTGACCTTCTCCTGCATTTTCCATGTTTTTCTGAATTGCTGTAGCAAGTTCTCCTACAACTTCTTCAGTATAAATGTCATTAGTAACATTACTCATTAAATTTGTCCTCCTGAACGAATACCATTATATCCTTTAGGCATCATGTTATTAACTTCTGCCTTTTGAGTTACTGATACTACGTTAGCTTCTTCACTGTTAAGCAATTTATTTAGTTCATCCACTACTGACTGTGATTTTGAACTCTTAGCTACAAGTTTTTTGTTTTCTTTTTCCAAAGCTTCTACTTTAGCTTTTAATTCTTCATTTTCAGCTCTGAGTGTTTGAATTTCAGTAAGAGCTTGTGTAAGCAATTCTGTAGTTTGGTCTTCAACTTCTTCAGTTTTTTCATCAACTACTTCTTCTTTATCTTTCACAACCTCTCCAGAAGTGTCTGATTGCTCTTCTGAGCCATCTTTTACTTCTTCAGGTGTATTTGTACCTTCTACCTCTTTATCAGCCTTAGAAGGCTCTTCAGGGGCATCTACTACCTCTTCTAAAGTTTCTACAGATTTATCATCTACAGAATTGTTTGCTAGAAGAGATTTTACTTTCTCAAAGAATGTCTTATCCATAGGAGTGCCTTTCATTTCATTTAGTAATTGTAAAGTCTCTAGCTGTTTCCCTGTAGTAGATACCATAGCTACAAGGTCTTCTACACCTGCTACAGATTCCTCTGCATCATTGTAGATGTTATCAACAAACCCAAGCTCTAAAGCCTGGTCTGAAGTAAGCCATGTCTCTTTGAACATCATATCAAGGATTTCATCTTCACTGAGACCAGTCTTTTTCATATACACTTTAGCGATTGATTTCTCAGTAGAGTCAAGCATATTTAGTGAGCGTTCAAGACTTAACTTGTCTACTGTTTCTTCATTTCTAAAGTGTGGTTGGTGAATCATAATTTGTGCTTGGTGTGAGATATTTACTTCATCTGCTCCAAGCATAAATACTGAAGCAATAGAAGCAGATAAGCTTGTGATGTTTATCACAATTCTACCACTGTAGCTTGAAAGCATAGTATAGATTTCACTACCTGCATTAACAGAACCACCACCTGAGTTAAGATTGAAGGTTACTTCTTCTCCACCTGCTTCAGCTAGGATTTTCTCAACATTTTTAGCTGAGATGTAGTCCTGCTCTAAAGCTTCCATGAACAAAGCACCTTCAGAATCAACTACAGTACCTGCTAGTCTATATGTTCTCATGTTAGACCTCCTTAAAGTCAAATAGGTGTACTTCTAGTTTAATAACTCTTCCACCACAAGCTTGACAAGGAACTGGGTTATAAGGAACATCAATACTGTCTAACCAAGCACGGTTACTAGCATTGTCAGGGAATCTTTGAGTGAGTCCTTTAATTGACTTAATAAGAGCTACATCTTCAGTCTCATAAGTAGAACCATACTCAAACCTAACATTTTTAAGCTTAACAATATTACCATCTAAATAATTTACTCTGAAGGTCTTACCATCAGGAAACAGTTTTGACAGTGTATACTTAAGCTTCATCCTTCTTAGTTCCCTTTACCTTTTTACTACCAATTTCTTCAGGTGTTACTACCTCAGTAAGAGCAGAATCTAAACCAAGTTGTCTTTCTCTACGTTCTTGAAGAGCAAGTTGGTATTCATCTGTAATTTGAGGAAGTTCTACCTCAACTTCTTTCTTTTTAGCCATAGATGTACCTCTTAGAGTCTATCAATATCTGGTGAAGGAGGAACAGGTGTTGGTGTAATAGCACCATCTTCTTCATCACCAATGTTACAAGGTTTACACCATTTGCAAGGCATTTCTTCTTTTTCTTCAACTTCGTTTGGAAGTCGTTTCCAAGTGTCACCACAACACATGAAGATTCCTTGGACTTGCTTAGTAGCAGGGTCAGTGTAGTTAATAGCTACAGAACCTTGACCATCCCAAGCTGTCAAACGTTGTAGAGCAGTCTGAGCTTCAGTACCCTTAAGAGTAATTTTTTCTCCATTGTGAGTAAGCTCTACTTTAGCTGTGATTACTTTCATCACATACCTCCGATTATTTTAATTACTGGTTAAAATAGCTCATCTAAACTAATACCAGTAGATGTACCTGTATTTTTATAGTGAGTAATCACTTCATACATCTGTTTTGCATCATCATTAGTAAGTTGGTCTTTGAAGTCATTAATGAAGTCTTGTTCTGATACATTCTCTACTTTAAGTACAGCATACTTATCAGCTTTTCCTTCTTTGACTTTACCAATTACATAAGACAAGACAGATGGAGTATAAATACTTCCTTGTGATTGCTCAGTACAAGCTCTATAGTCAACTACAATAGAGATTGTTTTAGCTTCTTTATTAACTTTGATACGGTTGATAAAGGCAATTGATTCATTAACTACAAGTCTTTCTCTTGGAGTTGAAGTCAAATACCCTTGGCTATCAGTTTGTGGCACTTTAATAGCGTTTCCTGCAGGTTCAAGACCATTCCTTCTAACCTGCTCATCTAGCTTATTAAGCTCCACATAGTCTTCCATAGTGTATACTTTAGCATCATCAATTTTACCAAGTGATTTTACTTCACTGTATTTACCATCAAAGAACTCTTTCAAACTACCAGACATTGTTTAATTCCTTTCATACATTGACATTAGTGCTTCCTGTTCAGTAGCAAACTTACTTTCTTTCTCTTCAGTAACCATTTCAGCTACCATATCTGCAGTGATATTGTAGATGTAGTTGTTTTCATAATGAATTATCTTAGGTTTATTGTCCTTCATGCTATCTTGCTGATAACCAAACTCAGTAACACCTTCATTGTGAATACATACAAATGATACTATGACCATTGGTAAAGACCAATTCTCATATATATCTTTAGGAGATGTACCAAAGTGTTTACCAATCCTAAGACAGTAGGCAAAGTAATCATCTATAGGAGTATCATAGTATTTACTATCTACTTCCTTAGTTACTTTACCATTAACATCATCATAGACTAACTTCTGTACCCTACTTAATGTCTCATTGAAAAAACCCTGAGTTTTTATCAATAAGTTGACTAGACAGAACTACAAGAGATTCATCACTGAGATATTCCATATCATAGTCACTGATACCTAGACCAAACTGTACTAATGTTTCCATAGCATCTACTACTTCATCACTGAGTTTAGAATAGACTTCAGTAACTTCTGATAGAGACATAATTTCTTGCTCACCAGTAGATGTATTTACTTTTGATAAGTAAAGGATAAGTGTAGTTACAGCATGACGAACTCTACGAGCTTTACGAGGTGTAATAGATACCCCTTTAAATACACGAATAACCTCTCTGCCTTCATCTGTATCAGTATAATTACCCTGGATAGCAAAGTTCTTAGGATAGATGAACTTAGCTTCATAATCAGATTCAGCATCAATGTTATTGACATCACCTACAACTACAGGAGAGTCATTACTACCTGTAGCCATAAAAGGTTGGTCTTTGGTTTGTGCTTGCTCAATAGCTTCAATCATGCTGTGTTGAGCATTTTTGTCAAAATTGGTTACTGTCATTGTTCCCCCTCTAGAAGATGTTTATAAAGGTATTCTTTAGCTTCTTCAGTATATCCTGCTTCATGAATACGTTCAAATGTCTGAGACATGAAATTATCTTTTTCATAATCATAGTAATCTTTAGTTTCTTGGTTTTTGAATCTAAAGGTGTAACCTTCATAACCCATGAGCCTGATTACTTCAGTAAGCTTGACTGCAATCTTATCTCTCCAAGGAATAACCTTGTGGATGATGAATGTCTTAATGACTTCATCCTTACCAATGTTACCTGTACCTGCATCCAAGTCAAATACCTGTGGTGAAACACCATAAATTTGACAAGAGAAGCGTGTAGCATGGATTGATAAGAGATTTAGGTAATCACTAGGTTTAGAATCCCTAGTCAACTGTTCCATATCACTGAAGATGTCAGAATAAATGATAGAGTCATTATACTCTACATTTGCTAGCATGTCTGCTAGTGATTTTACGTTGTCTTTTCTGACATCTTCATTGAATACAGCGTTAGAATTACTTGTATCAAAGATTTTAGCTGATGTTGAAGGATTTCCATCATTCTTCATCTTAGCAAGCATTGATTCATTATGTTTAAATGCCAATGTACCAACACCATTACGTTGAAAGTCATGAATAAAGTAATCTAGAAGCTGTAGGATAAGATGAGTACGCTTTTTATCGTTCTCAAATGGACTTACACCAATGAATGAGCCATCCATAGTGATATTTGTGAAGTCTTCTGATGTTAAAGCTACAGAATCCTTGTCATTTGAGACAATATTACCGTCATCATCAATGTAAAACCTATCATCTACCACTTCTTCAGAAGCCCTTATCCAGGTATTCTTGCGATTTAAACCATGATACCGTCTTAGAATGTAGATAAAAGGCAAGTAAACAAGTGGAATTTCTTCAGATTCTCTGAAAATGATGTCATAAGAGTTCTTAGGAACAATCATAATACTATCTTTATGACCATTGTGGGCTTGTTTAGCAGGAATCTTCCTTACACCTACAGCACCTTGCTCAAATAGCTCTCTTGTGAGCTGTTTAAACATGTCCATAACTGTAATTCCTTGGATATTTTGTGAATCTAGCATATCTCTGAGAGTCTCACCCTCAATAGAGCTATCTTCATCCTTAACAAGCTCCATATCACCTGCAAAGATGTAGTCAACAATACCTTCTAGAATAGTGTTAATACCAGGCATATTTGTTACCAAGTATTGCACTTGTTCATAGGTAAGTGTGTTATCCATCTCATTTAGCTGTGAAGGAATCCCTATATTGTCTTTAATAAGGAGTTCATAGCCAGTTTTTCTATCAATTTCCACTAATTACCTCCTTCTACACCTAATATATAGAGTTCTAGGGCATGAACAGCTAGAATAACAGCATCTAGGTCATCAGGAGACCTTTTAAGCACTTGTCTGATAACATCTTTACCAATTAGGGTAACTTTATCAAGCTCTTTGTTTTTGAGCTGTATAGCTCTCATCTGAGTCAATAGAGTTTCCTTAATTTCAGAAGCAAACACAACTTTATTCTCTTGCATAAGCTGTCTTAGGACTAAGTGCATCTCTGCTCTTCTATTTCTAGCCATTAATGCAGTATCTACATGACTTGCTACCTTCTCAGGTGTAGGTCTTCCACCAAAGTCAATAGGATATATAGTTACCCTACCAAAGGATGGTCTGTTCATCATCTCAACAATCAAGTGGGAACCTTGACCTGTATCAATAGCAAGTGATACTACATTGTACTTCATAACTACACGCTCTATACCATCTACAATCTCTCTTGTAGACCTTGCATCAGACCATTCATCAGGTCTTAAGTTGATGGTATCAGTGACCCTAACAAGGGCATCCTCTTGGGTGTCATACATAGACAGTGCAAGGGTAATACCATCAGAACCTTTATAGGCTGAGTCAATTCCTAGAGCTGATATAGTGCGTGGTGAGATGCTACTAATGTCATGTCTAGGAGCTACAATCATTGGAGCATTGAAGAACTCTGAGCTATTTTCATCATACTCACAAAGCAAGTTGATTCTGATAGACTCTTCAGTTCTAGCAAAGTCAGAAGCAAGTACCTCTTCAGGAGTCATTTTAATTGAGTCTGATTCCATTGAGGTAACTATGTTACCCCAAATAACAAACTCATCATCCTTCAGATTAGGGTTAGTAACAGATTCATGGAAGTGATTTAAGAAACGAGGGTTACTAATACCAAAAAGGATAAGTGATTCACCATCATCTCTTTCAAATTCACGTCTACCAAGCTCTGTTAAGGCACGTTCTGAGATAAAGTCCATTTCATCAATAAGAACATGAGAACCTTCACCAATGTTTTCATCTGAGTCCATACTAGAGAAAGTATCCCCTGTAGATTTAGTATCAATCTTATTACCATTCTTAAAGACAATCCTTGACTTACTATAAGCAGTCTCAGACCGTCCTAGGAGCTTATCAGCCTTGCTAATTGATGCCTTGGACTCTTCTACCAACATGTTCTTCATGTCGATACTAGCCCCTCTTAAATGCCTTCTAGCGTGTTCCATTACTTTGGCTGTACGAGAAGACTTAGATGCAACTACAGATACGCTGTAGCTGTGCATGGCTAAATAGTTAGCTAACGCTCCCATGATAAAGGATTTACCAAACCTAGGAGGTTCAATCATGTAACCAGTATGATAGTCACCAGATATTAAAGCTCCAATAGCTAAAGCCTGGTCAAAGTTGAGTTCTATATTCATTTCAGCTAAGAACTCAGTATAACCTAGCTTAGCATAATAGAGTCTTTTCTCAATAGGTATTGAGTTCCTAATATAAGAGTCTGGATGTGGTATATACCCCTTTAACCAGGGTAATAATTCACTTTTAGGATGGACTTCACCAAGTTTTAGTACAAGTCTATCCCTCAGTTTCCCCATCTGTTCCCTCTTCTAGTCTCAATACCTCATTATGTTCTAGTTCTTTCTGTTCTTCTTTAGAACCTTTACCATAATCAGCCCAGATATTACCTAGCTCATCAAACTTATCTAGGATAAGCTCTCTTGTAGCTGATGCAGTATTATCACTATCATCAGTAACTAGAGCCATAGATACTTCTCTAGATACTGCTTTACCTTCAACTCTATCAGCCCATTCTTTACGTTCATCTGAACTAATCATAGATAGTTTAGTTTGAACTAAAGCATTAACCCTTGTAGCTGTAGGTACTGGAATATTTTCTACAAATTCTACTTCTAGTTTTTTAACTTTATCAACTACAAGGGGGGCAATGCCCCAAAACATCTCTACTACCTCTAACTGGTCTAGAGACATTTCAGATAAAGCTCTCATTTCTGTAGAATAAGCTCTATTTTTCTTTTTTGATTTTGGTAGGTCTGAGTGACCATACCAATATTTAGGAAAGGGAATACCTTTACTAAGAAAGTAGTCTCTATCCTTACCTTCAATAGCTAATTTAATTTCATCTTTCATAAGTAAACCCCTTTTACTTGAAATACAATAGTTCCACCAGGAATCGAACCTGGAGTAGAGGTTTAGAAGACCTCTGTGTTATCCGTTACACCATAGAACCTAAAATAAAAACCATACTCCTTCCCAGGAGTATGGAATCTAGAAAGGAATTACAACGTAAAAATCAACCAATACCAAGGAACTAAATAAAACAAAATGAGCAATTTGTGAGTAGTTTGCTATATCTAGCTCCTTGCTACTGGTTGGTTAAAATTACTGTAGTTTCTCAATCTACTCAGCCCCTAGTAGGGTTCGAACCTACGCATTAAGTTTTTGCAGAACTCAGCCTTTACCAACTTGGCTATAGGGGCATAAAGTAACTAATAAAAGTTACTCTAGGAATAGGAAAAGTTATGAATCCTTTAGGACATACAGTAAGTATATACTATATTATTATAATTGTCAATAGTTATTTAGTAATTCTTAGTGATTGAGAGCTACAGACGTGCTTGCATGTCTGTACTCGAAGAACTTAGAATTACTTATTGATAAACTACAAGGGATATTTAATAAGCTACAGTAATTATTAATTATTATTTATTTGCTCAGAGCTTTGCTTGGGGGAGCAAGCTCTGAGAGTAACTGAATTGGTCTGAAGACTTGCAAGACCAATGAACGTTATGGTTAATGATATTAATACTGACACTGAAACTGACTAATGCTTACAAGGAAACCCCCCCCCAAGGCAATTATGTAATTACTTCGTGTGAGAATAGGATTTACAGACTCCTTCAAGCATGATATCTGTAAATTTACAAACCTACTTCTGAGAACAATCGACGTAGCTGATTAATTAGGACTGGTCAATTTCCTAAAACACAATTAATAGTTGTGTTCAGTTGGAGATATTGTTCATACTAAGTAATAAATACTTAGCCTACCCACACTGCAGATTTTCAAATCATAGCATTTCTACATCTGTCAGACCCACTAGGTGGGAGTGCTTTTGACACACCTTAGAGATGTTTTTATCAGGTTAATTCCCTTAACTAGATGCCTCTAGTCGCTGGAAGAAGCTCTTTAGATATTCACTACCATGTTAACCCCTTGTAGCTATTACTACTTAGGCATCATAGCTTATTCTCTATTGAGGTAATTCCTCCGTAGCTACAGTGTACTCTTAAACTGAGCAGTAGCAAACCTCAGTCACCGTTTTTTCCAAGCTCACTTGAGGGTAAAACGTTTAGTGCTTTATCAAAACCCCTAACCTACAGTTAATGTGATATTTAATTGTACTTACAATTATAAACTATAAATTTATAAAAAGCAATAGAAAACACAAAAAAGAAGCACATTAATCACTATGTGCTTCTTTTGTCATGCTTGAAGTATATATAGTATAACCTACTATTCTAAATAAGTCAACACTTAAATACAAAAAAAGCACAGTGTTGGATGTCTGTACTTTTATGTTAAATGAATAAGGAGAACTTTATTACCATAAATAAGATATTAAAGTTGATATAAAATGCCAGTGTTGATGCTTAAACCATCACTTCTACTTTATATTTGCACTATGTCTAGTGCATAGTCATATAATACACCAAAAAAGAACCTAAGTCAATACCTAGATTCTTTTAAGGATAAATAAAAACAGAAAGGTAATTTTAAATGGCTTTTCCTTTAACTACCGTAAATTAATTATACCATAAGAAAAAGAGATGTCAATGGCATAACATCTCTTCTAACCATTTAATATGGAGTAAACCTTATGAACTCGTAAAAGCATCAAGTCGTTCACAACTATTAGTATAGACCAATTAAGCTACAGAGTCAACATTTATTTACGGATACTTAACTTTCTTAGCATCACTAAGCTGTTCCTTACATAACAAGTATAAATTAGTGATGTCATAACCCATACATCCATTCTTGTTATACAAGTCCCACTTAACTTGTAGCTGTGTATAACGCTCTGATTTCTCTTCTCTTAAGTCTTCTAGCATCAGTGGTATATATCTACCCATAGCTAGTACATCATCCTTAGAAAGCTTCTTAGACACCTTAAACACCCCTTTATTTAGTATATACTCCTGGTCGAATAGTAAACTTCCTTTGTACATCTACAGGAAGTAAACTAAGTACCTCACCCTTCATCTTTTCAATTTCTTTATAACTAAGCCTATCATGTCTATCCCATTTATCCTTAACTACAGAACGGTATTTTTCATACTCTTCATCAAGACCACAAGCCTTTAAGTAGTCAATCATAATAGCTAGAGTACCTAAATACTTACCCCAACCTAAGTGATGTCCTTTAGTTGATATTCCATTAAACTTACTCTGTTGTGGAAAGAAGTGTCTCCAATCTTTTTCAACTACAGTATCCATTAGTCAGCCCCCCTTAATACATCATCTACAGCTCCTAGTAATTCCTCTAACTCTACCCACATATCTTCTAGGTAGTCATTAGTCTTATAAGTCTTAAGTAACTTATTATACCTACTCTTAAACTGATGGTAGTATAAAGGGTTACTCATCCTAATAGCTTCCAATTTAGCTTCAATATTAGCTTTTAAACCTGCTATCTGTAGTTCAATCATCTTGTATTCCTCCTAGTAATTAATATTGATTGACAGTTACTATTATACCACACATTGGGTTGCAAGAGTTAAAAATTGTAGAAAAATAT